CCATCAAAGCAATTGAAAGCGTGGAAAGCAGGAATTTTTTCATAGGATGTCTTCTATTAATCACACCATCCTGAGCGGATGGATATATAAATCTGGTGCCCGAGGCCGGCACCAAAGAGCTATATGTTATATGGGGTTTAATGGTCATTGCGGGAAAACAGCGGGAATTCGGGTGCTATTTTAGCGGGATTTTTAGTGCCGAAATTGCGGAATTTATATTATTTTTCAACTTGTAGATCATAAATGAAATTGCGATATACCCCCTATATCGCATTTCCCAAATGGGAATAAATGGTTAAAAATGTGACCAAATGAGCAAAAACTTCCCGATATGGAAAGATTCATAAAACGATCTTTAACCGCTATAAGGGTTCATTTATGATTCTTTTTTACCCCATTGGTAACTAGCGCAAACCTTTGATTTTTGAGATTTTCTGCTCAAATTCCCAATCTTCTTTGCAATCCCCGCCATAGCAAAATCTTCCATTGGAAACTTCTTCATTGCAATATAGACATCGACCTGTAAATTTAATCGGTTGATTCTTAAATCGTGCCGCCCGTATTGAAAGTTCACGGTGCTGTTCTTCAATGTCTGATGCTTGATCGAATATGTCTGTCATTCTGATGCTCTCAATTTCAATCTCCAATATAGGCTGCTATTTAATGCGTAGGGTTTAGATGGGTCATACATTCGGAATCCAGCGCTAATTAGGCTGTTTGCAGACGGTGAGTTATCGGATGTATCACTTATTAACCAATTAAATCCCATCGTCTTAGCGGCTCTTATACGGGCTTTAATCATCCGTTTTTGGAGTCCATTTCCTCTGTATTTGTAGCTAACCCCTGCCCTACATAAATAAGCCGTGTCCCACCATTGGGTAGATTGAACTAGCCCAGCATATCCGGCTGCATCTCCATTTTCTGAGTAGGCGATAAACCAGACACCTTTAATAGGTTCATATGGCTGATCGAGTGGCAGGGTTTCTTTTTGCAACCTTAGAATTAGCGCCCTAACCCTTGGCGATTTAATGTTTGCCTTGCGGATCGAAAACTTCATGCCGCAGCCTTGATTTTTGCTCTACCGAAAATAGTATTTGAGCTTTGCGACCATGAGCCACAGGTTAAACATTGATACCGTTGATATGTGCCTACTGAGCTTATTGAGTTGCCCCGTTTTTGCAGGGAATGGCTGCCACAAGTAGAGCAGCATCGATCCTCTGAAAGTAGGTTCATATTAGGATGAGATTTAATCCAAGGTAAAACAGCCTTGTAAACCTCCTCCATAATCAGTACGTCATTCTCGTTATATTCCCGCATCGTGCGCCAAGCTGCTTTATTACCAGCCATGCACTTTTGCCAGAGTTCCATCCCTTGATGCTCTGTTTTTTTCCCAATATTGAGCCGTCTGGTGATGTAGTCCAGCTTGTTCGATGGAAATTTAAACCTACCCTTCATGGTTCTGAGTAGATCAATCGTTTTATATGGTGCTGGGGGTTTTAGCTTATGCAGTAAGAATTGGGCGTTTAAGTGCTTGTGGTCAAAGTTAATCCCGTTATAGGTAACGGTAGCATCACACTCATTTAAGAGTTCGTGTATCCCCTTAATCATTTCCCTAGGGCTAGATTGATGTACTGAATCAAACATAATCTCATCTGATCCATACTACTTAGCAGCCCAGCAGAGAATAGTACCTTCTGCGATGATATTTTTGAAGTTAATATTCTGATCCCATAAGCCAAATACAAGCGCCTCCATAGGACTCGTTTCAATATCCAGCAGCAATATCTTCATGCTATTGAGCCGCCAGCCTCTACATATACTGCTTTTAGATCACTCATTTTGTTGGTGTGTTGCCCATAAGTTGAATCTGGCAAACTTGCCCAGATGTTGTTGCATTTGCGTACAGCATCTTCAAACCGCCCTGCGTTGATGTCATCTAATGCGTGGCGTTCTTTAATTTGTTGTAAAGCGATGATGTCTTGGCTGGCTGGGGAAAAATCTTTGATGCCTAGCTGAATACAGTAGATGCTGTAATAACGTGATAGTAGTTGGTATCTTCCAGATGCCGTAGATTGCAGCGTGTCACTTAGTCTTACTAGCTTTCTAGGGTGACTTACATAAGAAGTAAATAAGTCTGGGTGCTGTGCTGTACTGCCAACAATGACGTTATAGCCATTGTCTGAAACAGCAAGCAAGGCAGCGCCTATTTCAGAGTGGGCAATCATGTCTAAAAATGCTTTTTCGTTATTAGTCATTTAGCCCATGCACTTTCTAGCATATTGACTTCTGCTATTGCGATATCAGCATCGTTTGCCACTTCGACAAGTCTTGCTGAACAATCTTCGACCACGCTTGAGAGGGATGCGATTCTCCTACTAAGGGCCTCTCTGGTATCTGTGGGCAAACCGCTGTTGAAGGAAGTGTTACTGACCCGCAACCCGTTAACAGCATTACGGTTAACAGTATTAATAGCAAGTAAATCGGACTTAGCTTTAGAAAGTGCATTTTGAGCCTCATTTAGTTGATGTTGAAGTAGCAAGGTTTGGGTTTGAGCTTGTACGAGGTCTTTATTTAGACCAATCTCATCCTCTGAAACACGCCGTTCATAGCCGATACTTTCAAAATGATGTATGGCGATTAATAAAGATCCAATAGCAATTCCAGCCGCAATCATTACGCCAAAAACTTTCATTAATAGCGATTGCGGCATAAATGGGAGTATGTTCATAACTTTCCTTCTGGAGTATCTTTTTTAAGACCTAGCGCAACACCAACCCCTGCAAAAACTGCGCCCATTCCCACGCCAAAATCTTGAATAACAAAAGATTCTCTAAGATATAAGTGATGAAATGCGGCTGTCGCAAGTGCATAAACCACCGTTAACCCAGCGCCAATTTTGACAATGCAAAAAGTGGCGTTGTCTGGCTCTGTAAATATATTTCTGAATAACTCTTTAATGGAGTCCACTACATTTCCTTTAGACGTAAAAAAACCGCCCGTAGGCGGTTAGATTGATGCGTTGAAAGTATTTAAGCTGCTACTGGATCAATTACTGGAATCCAAGGAATAGGCAACTGCACAATTGGGGGGTTCTTTTTATCTTCAAGATCTTTATCTAGGTATGTCTCTAATCCCGCTACATCAATTTTCTCTTTAACCCAGCCTACAACTTCTTCTTCTGTCAATGACTCATACGGTTTAAACGAGGCTGCATCTGGTGATTCAAATCCTACGGTTCCATAAGTGCCAACAGAATCTGTTCCGTCTGTGCAGTTAATTGTGTAATGTGCCGTTACTACTACGTCAACTAATCCATCTACAGATTTAGCTGTATCGAGTGCTGCAATTTTATATGTGTATGTATTCATATTATTTAGCTCCTAATTGTAATTCGAGGGCAGTTACTTTTGCGTTGAGTTCTTGGATTGCTGCTACAAGATATGGGATAAGATTAGGTGTTAATCCCAATAGAGTATCCACACCTGTTATTTCTTTTTCTGCTAAAGACGCAGCGTGTTCGCTAACTTGATTGGGCAATACTTTTTGATATTCTTGAGCAATAAAACTAATGTCATGCTTTTTAGTCTCGATATAATCAAATTCTACTGGACGTAAAGCAATAATTGTAGATAGCCCATTTTCAAGAGTTACAATATTTTCTTTAATACGCTGGTCAGAAGTAATGGACCAAAGGGTAGAGTTATTTCCTTGGTACATAGCACCGCCATTTGGAGAAATGAATCCTGTATTTGTTCCTTTCCCTCCAATTGAAACGGAGCATATTACTATTTCATTTGATGCTGCTCCAGAGGCTCCGTTATATGGATTAACTCCTATATAAACACAACCAGTTCCAGTTGTTAAATTATTTCCTGCTGCATAACCTAATGATGTGTTGTATGCGCCAGATGTAGCTCCATTCCCAGCAGAAAAACCTATAAAAGTGTTTCCAGACCCTGTTGCGCTTGTTCCTGCTATATAACCTAAATAAGTATTTGATGTCCCAGTCGTATTACTATACCCAGCTTGATAACCTACTGCGGTGTTGTTAGATGCTGTGGTGTTGTTAAATAAGGATTCATATCCTAAAGCAGTATTATTCCCACCAGTTGTATTTAATCTTAGCGCAGCATATCCTAATCCAGCATTACATGAACCACTTGTATTTGCATACAAAACATCTTTTCCAACAGCAGAATTTTGTACTCCTATAGTACTTCCATATCCTGAAGTAGTTCCAATATAAGTATTTTCATATCCAGTAGTATTACTATAACCAGCTTGATAGCCTACTGCGGTGTTGTTAGAAGCAGTGGTGTTTGACACAAGAGCTTGTGTACCAATAGCGGTATTTAAACTTCCAGTTGTATTACTTAACATTGCTTGGTCACCAATAGCCACATTATTAGAGCCAGTAGTGTTTGCAAATAAAGGTTTAAATCTACCAACAGCGGTATTCGCATCACCAGTTGTATTGGTACTCATTGCTTGATAGCCAATACTTAAATTAGTCCCAGTGGTATTGTTACTTAAAGATTGATACCCAAACACTGTTCCTAAAGACTGACTACCACCACCTAAACCAACAGTAATGCCGTGAATTAAAGCATCCGTAGAAACTTGAAGAAGATTAGATCCTGATGCTGCTGTTGTACCAACAAGCAAACGACCAGAAGTATCAATACGCATACGTTCTGAAGCGCCAACAACAAATTGCATATTTACTGATGCTCTTGAATCTGCAATAGCGGTATAGCCCGATCCTGAAGAAGCTGTAAACGCACCTACATCTGCTACCTTTAAATTTAGCGCTGAAGTCGATGAACCATTTACTGCTAAAGCAACTGTATTTCCACCAAAGTTAGGCGTAGTAGTACCAATACCTACGTTACCAGCAGAGTCAATACGCATTCTTTCTAAACCAGAAGTATAGGAAGCTAAAACATTATTTAAGCCATCATAAGTTAGAAAGTTAGATAATGAGCCAGAGCGTACTGCTTGAAGCGATACATAAGCCGCTTCAGAGCCAGCCGTAATACCAGTCATCTGAGTATTAAATTTTGCGTAAGGTATATTTGCAGACGACGAATTTAAACCATCAAAACGTATATCGCCAATATAGTTATTTGCTACTGCTGTGTCTGTTCTTTTTATAAATACAAATTGTTCTGATGCAGACTTAAATACTACGTCACCTCCAGTTACATCGAGTTTTCCTGATGGCGTAGAAGTACCAATACCAACTAAACCACCTGTATCAATACGCATTCTTTCGCTACCGCCTGTGTACATTGTTAGTGGTAAGTATGTGCCTGTTCCACGAATTGAAGACGTAATACGAGCATCACTTCCACCTAAAATTGCGAGTTGTGCAAAAGATGAATTTACTAATAGCGGATCAGATTCAGCAGAAAAGTTTGAATTAACAGACGTGCCATTGGGGGCAAGTGTTAATGTAGTTGTTCCATTAACTGTACTTGTTTGAAATGCAACACGACTAGCTATAGTAGCGTTACTAAAATCACCAGTGATGCGGTTACCAGTACCAGTAAATGTATAGCTACCAGCGTTTGTTTCACCAGTAGATGTAAGGGTCGTAAATTTACCCGTTGCTGGAGTAGTAGCGCCAATAGCAACGCCGTTAATATTTCCGCCTGTAATTGCTACGTTTGAAGGGTTAATAGAGGCTGCGCTTGCTGCTGCTGCTGTTGCGCTATTTGATGCATTTGTTGCAGATGTAGCCGCTGCGGTGGCTGAATTACCAGCATTAGTAGCTTGTGTAGATGCTGTTGTTGCTGATCCAGCCGCTGCGGTTGCTGAATTTGCCGAATTTGTAGCGGATGTAGAGGCATTTCCAGCTTGGGTAGTAGCTGTACTTGCTGAACCAGACGCAGATGTAGCTGAAGCTGCTGCATTGGTTGCCTGAGTAGTTGCTATTCCAGCTTGCGTAGTGGCGGTCGATGCAGATCCAGAAGCAGATGTAGCAGAGTTAGCTGCATTAGTTGCGCTGGTTGCTGCATTAGTAGCTGATGTTGTTGCAGAAGATTCTTTGGTAGTTGCTATTCCAGCTTGTGTAGTAGCGGTGCTTGCCGATCCTGCTGCTGCGGAAGCTGATCCCGCAGATGCAGTAGCGCTATTAGCGGCATTGGTAGCTTGAGTTGTAGCCGTTGTAGCCGAACCCGCTGCTGCTGTTGCGCTATTTGATGCATTAGTAGCTTGAGTAGTGGCGGTGCTTGCTGAACCTGATGCGCTTGTTGCAGATGCAGCAGCATTAGTAGCTTGAGTTGTTGCGGTAGTTGCGGAACTGGCAGCATTGGATGCGCTAGAAGCGGCATTTGCAGCACTTAATGCTGCGGCAGATTGAGACGCTTGAGCAGTTGCATCGTAATCTTGCCAAGCAGTTCCGTTATATATACGAAATTTTTCTGGAGATACGCTGTTATTTTCGTACATGATGCCATTGTTTAGCGCAATGCTATTGGCAGATGCAAAAGTAGCAGCAGCAGAATCTGATGCAAAAGAACCTAAAAACGCACCTCTAAAAGAAGCAAGTAAGGCGGCTGTACTATTTGCAGATGAAGATGCGCTGGTAGCTGAACCAGCAGCAGCCGTAGCGCTATTTGCCGAATTAGTAGCGCTAGTTGCGGAGTTTGTGGCTGATGTTGCGGCTGCGGTGGCTGATCCAGATGCTGCCGTAGCTTTTGTAGTAGCTATACCAGCCTGAGTAGTGGCTGTAGTAGCAGAATTCGTTGCATTAGTTGCTTGAGTCGTAGCGGTTGCGGCAGAGTTTGCGGAATTGGTTGCTTGAGTAGCTGCTGCTGTTGCTGATCCAGCGGCGGCGGTGGCAGATGTGGCAGATGCTGTAGCTGAATTTGCGGCATTAGTAGCTGATGCTGATGATGCCACAGCATTTGCGATGGTAATGGGATTTACTTCTCCAATATCACCTTTAACTCCAATGGGGGCTAAGTTAAGCTCAACGGTAAAATTGCTATCTGTTACCTCTAGCGCAACCGAATTTAGTTGTACTGGTTGGATTTCTACCGATAAGGTCATAGTGTTACCTGTTCAATGAGTGAGACGTAAAAGGTTTCTGTTGATCTAACTATTCCCTGCTCTGTAAATTGAATATCACAAAGCAAGTTTCCAGAAGGCCATGTAGACGTATCTGAATTTGATGGTGTCAAAATAAAAACGCCAGGATTATTTGTTTGATCCGCTTTGGTTATTACTAGATCCGTTACTAAAACCGCAGCTTCTCGAATTTGGCTTTTAATATCTATGTTTGTAATGTCGTATGGAACGCCGTTTTGCAAATAAGTGCAATTAACGGTAAACGAATCACCTTTTTTAAAGTCTGGAAGGCTAATGGTCATATCTGTCCTTATGCTGGGAATTTTGATTTCAAGAAATCTTCAAACAAAAAAAGCGCCCTGCTTCCCATGTGTCCTGATATGCCGACTAATGCAGCAGTTACCAAAGGCGCTATTTGTGAGTTTTCGCATAGCCAAAACGTCAGAACTCCCGCAAATCCTGATGTGACTATTTCTCCGACTAATTCGGCAATATTGAAAATGCGTGTTTGACCTAGGGCTAACTTACGCATGAAGTTAACAATCCCACCCAAAATAGCAAGTGAGAAAACCCACCCATAAGTGATAATTGAATATGA